CTTTTAATTTCCTTCTTCAGCTCTAAGACAAGCTCCTCAGTTCGCTCAAGATCTTGAGATGTCTTTTGCATGCTTGCTGATATTGATCCAAGATCAAGAGAGGCCAATGCTTCGATCTTTTGCCACATTAGTAGAGCTGAGTAACCACCGCCTCCAATCGCTGAAATTAAGGCAAAGGTTGCGATCAACTGAGCAGGTGTAAAGCGCATTCCGAAGATCTTCATTCTGGTATCTACCAACCCTTCTACTTTTTGGTTCATGTTTCCTAGATCACTCATTAGTTTTCAAAGCTCGATTGTTGTTGTAATTGTTTTAATTTCTCTATTTCTAAGGTTAATTTTTGGATCTCCATCCTTCTAACTTGCAACTCCATTTGATACAAACTATTGCAGTTGATCCTTTCTGGAGCATCTATGGGTATCGTTACGCGTGCATAGAGTCCAAAATCCTTCGTTTCTGGCGTATTTAATGGATCTCGCTTACCAAACAATGGCTCAACACCATTAATGATCCCAGTCATCCCAAATTCAACATTGGTAGAAGATCCAATACTGTTTGAGCAATCGATTGAACCCGCACGAATACTGTCCGTCCCATAACTCGCTCCAGCATTTGGCAAAGCCAGATTGATTGAGCTACTGTTTGCCATAACTTTAGCGCAACAGATCATCAACAATAAAAAGGTTACTTGAGCCTTGTACATATTTGGGATGCCAATGCTGTTTGAGTCTGATCACTAGATCTAATCTTAGATACTGAGCAGATATATTCAGCTCCAAGTGAGTTGGCTTCTGTCATGTAAATAACAGCAGTCTTGCGCTCATATTGCTTTACTTCCAGTATGTTGTAACTGGTCACAAATGTCATGTATTCCCAATCTGGTGTAAAGACTCCAATTTCAAAGAAGGTAACATCAGATCTTTTATTGAAGATCTCGATCTCAGTTTTAACAACGCCTTCAATATGCGCTGGACTCCAAGATCCATAGGTTGGGGTTTGCTCATGCGCAATAGAATTAGCTGAGATCAAGATTAATAATAGGAATGATCTAAACATAATCACATCGGTATACAGCTTGCAACCACAATTGCTCTGTAGTCCCCAGACGGCCATGGCGTTTGATTTCCACCACCATAAAGAACCTCAGAAGTGGCTGTGAACCAAGTTGATCCTGCTACAGTTAAATTATATGCTCGCGAATTTGATGTTGGTGTTGATGAGGCCGCTTGATAGCCACTCATATCAGATGATGATGTCTGAGTAACAGTCACCGCTCCAGTAAATACCGAACTATCACTTAAACTTGGCGATGAGCTAAATGATATTGGCGTGGCAATTTCCGCCCTATAGGCAGAGGCCAGACTCACATCATAGCGAATGACAGGCGCTCTTCCGCCATTAGCAGGCGTAGTGCTAAGTTTAAAAGCTGAAGGGTTGCCGTAAGTTCCTCCTGTATCGGTGAAAATTGAACAGCGCGATTGCACGCTTCCATCGATGTAAATATTTTCTGCAAAAATACTTGATGATGCTCCGATCAATAACATGATCAAGCCTTTACTAATTGTTTTCATATTGCTCCTTAACGAGTTGGTAGTGTCTTTTATCTTGAGAGAGTGATCTCCAAGCCTTGTTGTTGTCTTTTATCCCTTTATCTTTTAGAGAAACAGTTTCTCTATAGACATTGCTTGGGATCTGAGCAATGTAATAAGCCGTCATATCCACCGCACTATTCATTGAATAGATCATGGCATCTTGTGTCATATCATTAGTAAGCATTAGTGCATGATCAGCATTAAAAAATGCAAGCTCTAAGCGTTCTTTTTCTTCTTGATCCAGATCAGATTCTTCGATCTGCTCCTCTTCATCCTCATAGAGATCTGAATCGGTTTCTTTAGTAGCCTCTTTTAGATCGTTATCTTTTAGTGGATCATACAAAACGACCTCTGGTATTACTGGAACTGGTGTTACATATCCAGCACAAGATTGTGAGGATTGTGGATCGAAACAAGCATCAAAACGATAGAGGTATTGCACAGATGGATCTTTAACTTGACCTTGACCAGTAGTTGCTATTGATCCATCTCCAAAAGCGGCCAGTGGCGTATAACCAATAGGCACAACTTTGCGTATTTTCATGCCATATTTTTGCGACCAATCTTCTGTATCTGACCAAAGATAATCATCACTATCAGCTTTTTTATTGCCAATAGTTACCACCAGATCTTGATCCAGATCTTTGACTGCTTCATAAGAATATATAACCGCAGAAATATCCATGCCATCCTCACCATGAGCGCCTAAAACTTTAGTATTCATCTGCCAAGTGTTTCCAAGTAAAGCGGCATTCGGTGTATAGCCATAAGTGTAATCAAAAGAATAAGAAAGCACTGGCAATGCCAGCAATAATTTTAAGAGCGCTAGTTGTTTTATCTTCTTTAGATGGTTCATTTAACTCCTTTGGTATGTCTTGTTGGTTGGCCTCCCAAGCGGCTTGGGCATCTGCCCCCAGCAAGCCTTTGTAGGGGCAAAAAGTCGAAGAATTTGCCATTGCTTTATGGATGACTGGATCGTTGCAGAGAACCGCAATTGCCGCAACCTTCATGCCCATATTATATAAAGTGGTGCTTTTAAGAATAGTAGTACATAGCTCATCTTGAACCATACTTCCTAAACTTAATCCTAAGATCTGAGTCTGTATTGCCCCACTTGCTGAAACAGTGCATATAAAATCTGAACTACCGCTAGTGATCTGACTCGATATGGCCGAAGGTGGTGGCGATTTAACTGTCGTGGTTTGATTACCAGAACTAACAATCGTTTGGGTGCTTTCCGTAACAATAGGATCTGCGGCTTGAACTATTGTTGGGATCACAATAATTAGCCAAAAACCTATGACTATCAAGCCAGCAATTAAGTTATTTTTTAGTCGTTTTGTAAACATTTATAGTCCCGAAATTCGTCCAGTATTACCATCTTTTTGTGCGCCTGCTGATCCAGAAGATCCAGATGATCCAGTTGATCCAGAAGAGCCATTTGATCCTGCTCCACCTCCAGATCCAAATGAAGTCACACCACCACCAACAAGGTTTCCAGCAATATATCCGTTACTACCATTAGAGCCAGAATTGCCAAGCGCACCACCATTGCCTCCAGCTCCAGAGTTACCACCAGACTGCATATTGACAAAACTAGTTTGACCTGCACCATTTTGAGCGCCACCAGATGAACCAGCACCTCGACCACCAGCACCACCATTTGCGCCGCCGCCAGAATACGGATCTACTGCAAAAGCACCAGAACCACCACCGCCACCGCCGCCAGCTCCCGATCCACCCGATCCGCCCGAACCTCCAGAACCACCACTACCAGCAGATCCTCCAGTTACAGTTCCAGCCGTTGAAAATACGACAGCTAAATTTGAGTTTGATTGAGCGTTGTTGAATGCTGTGCCGCCACTGCCGCCACTTGATCCAGTTGATCCAGAAGAGCCGCTAGTTCCATTTCCACCCGAGCCGCCATTTCCGCCACCACTATTGTTATTTGCAATTCCTCCCGAGCCGCCAGATCCATTTGATCCTGTTGATCCCGAACTACCACTGCCGCCAGTGCCACCAGATGATCCATTAGCACCAATAATTGAGCCGTTGTTAATGATCGTTACTACTGAATCTGCCGCCCAGCCAGAGCCAGTTGTCATTGCTGGATTGCTAGAGCTTGATGATCCGACAGTAACACTGCCATTGATCGTCAAAATAACGCCTAGTCCTGCTGAGTAATCAGAATGCGCATCTGCCAAAGATTTAATGTTGACATTGTTTGTGTTACTAGAGATCGTCAACTCAATTGCTTGTTGCAATTGAAACACTTGCCGCCAAGTGCCAGAATGATTAATCCATGTCTTAGTTATTTCTCTCCAAGTCGATCCATCTTTGATGTATTTCTGGGTGATTTCTCTCCAAGATGATCCGTCTTTAATAAATGTTTTTGGCATTGCTTCTCCTATAAACCAGAAATTCGACTTGTGTTACCATCTTTTTGTGCGCCTGCTGATCCGCCAGATCCAGACGATCCTGCTGATCCAGAGCTACCAGCCGATCCTGCTGATCCTCCGCTTGCGCCATTTTGACTAAAGTTTCCGCCAGCTCCACCAGCCGATCCATTGCCTCCAGAACTACCACTAGATCCAATTCCTCCACCAGCTCCACCAGCACCAGAATCACCGCCGCCTTCATAGCGACCTCCAGTCGTACCACTGCCACCGCCTTGCGCTCCGCCACTTGATCCAGCACCGCGACCACCAGCTCCTCCAGCTACTTCAAAACCAGAATGCCCCATATAGTGAATACCTGCCGCACCACCGCCGCCGCCTCCGCCGCCGCCAGATCCCGTTCCACCAGAACCGCCAGATCCTCCACTACCGCCAGATCCACCAGAACCTCCAGTTACAGTTCCAGCCGTTGAAAATACGACAGCTAAATTTGAGTTTGATTGAGCGTTGTTAAATGCTGTGCCGCCAGAACTACCACCAGTTCCAGAGCCGCCATTGCCACCACCAGTTCCAGAGCCGCCATTGCCACCAGATGCAGGAGCAGTATCACTGTAAGAAACTCTTTCAATACCTCCAGCTCCTCCAGATCCATTCGATCCTTGAGATCCAGAGCTTCCAGTTGATCCACCAGATCCAGAGCTTCCATTAGCACCAATAATTGAGCCGTTGTTAATGATCGTTACTACTGAATCTGCCGCCCAGCCAGAGCCAGTTGTCATTGCTGGATTGCTAGAGCTTGATGATCCGACAGTAACACTGCCATTGATCGTCAAAATAACGCCTAGTCCTGCTGAGTAATCAGAATGCGCATCTGCCAAAGATTTAATGTTGACATTGTTTGTGTTACTAGAGATCGTCAACTCAATTGCTTGTTGCAATTGAAACACTTGCCGCCAAGTGCCAGAATGATTAATCCATGTCTTAGTTATTTCTCTCCAAGTCGATCCATCTTTGATGTATTTCTGGGTGATTTCTCTCCAAGATGATCCGTCTTTTATATATGTCTTTGGCATTATTTACTCCTCTATACCCAGCTACCAGTTGAATCGTCTGACCATTCAATTGTTAGATTGTTTGATTTGATTACTGGGGGAATATAAGGAGTTGGCTCGACATTGCTATCAAACCAAGTTGTCATATTTGCAAGAATAGTATCTTGATCAAGTCCATGTAATCCTTTTTGCCTTGTTTCCTCGGCTTTTTTTGCATCATCCCAAGTTTTCCAAGTGGCTTGAGCCGCAGTACGATCTGCTAGACTATCAATCGTTGCACAGATCTTAATTACTGCTGTGCCTTTTTCTGCCAAAGTAGAATTGATTTGAGTATTGGTATAGTCAACAGTTCCATCAGAATCAGCATCAACATCAACATTTTTATAATGCAGATAAACACCAGCCGCCGCGCCGCCGCCATGAGTTGCACTGACACCAGAAACCGCTTCAATTGTATGTGTTACTGTTATTGTTTCTCTAACTGCACTTTCCCAATCCAGCCTAGTATCAATGACACTTTGCGCATTGGTCTTAAAGCCTGCAACAGTTCTTGCTTGTATTAACATTTAGATCTCCTTATTAGTATTGATAAACGATGTCCCCAGAACTACCACCACTTGGCGTTCCAGAAGATTCAGCTTGGATAGTTCTGTTGCTTACCATTACTGCTCCAGCCGCTTCTACATTTGCCGCATCAACATGATCTGCACCAGATTCAATACCATCCAATTTTGTTTTCAAAGTGTTAGTAAAGTTATTCTGAGTAAGTCCACCATCACCAACTGAGTAAGTTGTATTAGTAAAACTTGATGCAATTGTGCCGTTTGCCGCAATAGTGACATTACTACCAGCAGTTAAAGCCGCAACAACATTAGCTGTATCTGTCACATTTGCAGATGTTTCTACCCCATCTAACTTAGCTTTTAAAACATCAGTAAAGTTATTCTGAGTAAGACCACCATTACCAACTGAGTAAGTTGTGTTTGTATCGGTTGCAGAGATCGTGCCGTTTGCCGCAATTGCGACATTAGTTCCAGCCGTTAAAGTTGCAACAACATTAGCTGTATCGACATGATCTGCACCAGCCTCAATACCATCTAGTTTTGTTTTCTGAGCGTTAGTAAAATTGTTCTCAGATAGCTGTCCATCTGTAACTGAGTAAACTGTATTAGTTGAAGAAACTGTACCATCATTAGCAATCTGGACATTTGATCCTGCGCTTAGAGCGGCAACAACATTAGCTGTATCTGTGACATCAGCACTAGCCTCAACATTATCTAATTTAGTTTTAAGTGCATTGGTAAAGTTGTTTTGCGTTAAGCCACCATCTCCAACACTGTATTGAGTATTGGTATCAGTTGCAGAGATCGTGCCGTTTGCGGCAATTGCCACATTAGTTCCAGCCGTTAAAGCCGCAACTACATTAGCTGTATCTGTTACATTCGCACCCGTTTCAATACCATCTAACTTTGATCCATCACTTGCTACATCGCGAGTATCAAATGTTGAGTTAGTTGTGATTGCACCTGTCATTGCACCACCTGTTGTTGCTAGTGATCCTCCAACAGATCCAGAGATGAATGAACCATCAATAGTATCGCCAGACTCAAACTCACCTAGCGCGGTTACATCTGATCCTGTGAATACTGCTTTTACTGGGATTCTATTTGCCATTTATGAAACTCCTATATTGTCAGCAGAACCATCAGCTTTCTTAAACGGAAACTCTGCGTTTGTGATTGATATGTTGTCTACACTTCCATTGGCCTTATAAAAAGGGAATGTAGTGCCGACATCTGCCCATGATGGCGCAGATCCATTTGTTGTTAAAAACTTGCCACTGTTGCCGCTTTCAGTTGGAAGAGAACTAAAGTCCCCTAATAGTTCAGCAGTAACTCTGATCTCGACATTTGCACCAGCCGAGAATGCACCTGTGGTGGCAACACAAGTGAATGTAGTGCCACTGATTCCTGTTACCTTTACAACTTCTGTGCCGTTGATCGTAACAAAAGTATGATTAGATCCTGTAACTGCTGGAAAAGAACTTGCAGACGCAACTGTGAAGGAAGTCGCTCCAGCAGAAACCGAACCTTGTAAAGTGCTTGCCGCGTTATTTGAAAATACAACTGCCATTGAAACCTCCTATATATTGTTTAAATTAAGATACTGTGATCGTCCAGTTCACACTTAGCGAATCCGAAGCGCCTTTATTGACCACGCTAAATTTAGTTCGAGCGGGCATTATTCCACCCGAGGCGCTGTCAAAAAGTCCAGCCTCAGTTATAGCGCCAGTTGCATCACCAGCCGCCCATGTTGCCGCATAGACAATTGTGTTATTTGTAACTGTTGCACTTGTTAAAGCGTTTCTGTCAACTTCTGTTCCCAGAGCTGTGTCAGATAAAGCCGCCGCACCTGTGCCAGTCCCCAAACCCATATAACCTACTTTTGTACCTACATCATTGAGCATTCCTGCTACCCAATTTTTTCCAGCCGTAACCACTAAATTGGGAATTTCTTGTACTACTTCATCATTCAATTTGATGCACAATGCACCAGTTAAACTAAACTTATCATTTACCATTTCTCGCTCCTATTAATTGAGAGTTGTTGTGTTTAAGGCATTGTTACCAAATGTCCTTCCAAATGTTCTAGTCAAACTAACTTGCTCAGTTAAGCTAAGAACATTACCTTTTGTGCTGGCATAATCTTTATTGATTAATGTCGCATCATCTAAAACAAAAGCATCTGTAATAGGCTTTGTATAAGCCATTCCAACTGCATCTGTCATGTTTACTTGATCACTGATTGGCGCTACAAAAGCCATAACCAGTTCAAATGTTTCTTGTAGAGTTAATGTGTCGTTTGCACCTTTGCCACGCTCGATCAGAACTGAGTCTGTAAACCCAAACGAATCACCTGTTACTGGTCTGCTTAAATGCAGTCCAATCAAATCATCTAGAGTTGTTGTATTTGTAAAAGATTCCACATTAGCCTCAATAAAACCAATGGCCTCTTGGACTGTTATTGAATCATTAAACTCTCTAAAGAATTGACTAACTGTTGCGATGGTATCAGTCGTAGTCAGTGCATCGTTTGCACCTTTACTGACATTAAAATAAGCAACATCAACAAGATGAAAATTATCAGTTCTGTTTTTAGTTGTCAGCCTAGTTGTGACATCACTTAATGTTAAAGTTTCATAATAAAAATAATGACTAAGATCTGTAACTAAATGCAGATCAGTTGCTCTTGGTCTTACAAAATTAACCTGTGCAAAGATAACTGTGGCTCTGACATTAGCGCTGGACATTTAAAAACCTCCTCTAACATCAAAGCGCATCTTATCGGTGATAGTCATAAACTTGCCATCGGTATAAAGGATCTCGATCTCACCTTCATATTCACCAACACCATCATCAAGAGATGTAAGATTCCAAACCAAAGTGATCTTGCCTTGAGTCGGTGGGTTCTCAATAACAAACGGAATTGTGTCAATTAAGTTTGTTGATCCCAATCGTCTATATTTAAGTTTGACATGAGTAACTGCGGTAAGATCTAAGACTGCCCAAGTATCTGGATTGCCTTGATCTAAAACTGTATTCGAATCTAGTGCTTTATTGCTATCCCTTAAAGTGATCTCAATACTTGGAAGATCATCTCCTTGTACTAGATCAATTGTGTTCATGTATTCAGCCATAATATTTCCTTAAATTAAATAGTTTCCAGAGGTGTTTTTAAAATGTGTTTCAGCGTATTCTCTTGCAGATATTGCAACAACTCCGCTTTGATCTGTTTGGGTGGATAAGATCAAAAATTGCCTTACTCGATCTAATAACAAATGATTTAAGCTAATGACATCGCCAACTTCAAGATGTGCATTCTTAACACTTGTTGAAAATGAGATTGCTAGTGGAGTTTGTTTGACTCTATTGCCAGCAGAATCTTCACTATAGCGCAAAGAATTTAAAGCAATTTCGCATAGCTTTGTGGCTTGAGTTGAATTTGTTACGCCTTTAATATCTAATATTTTTTGAACTGTTTGGCCGTCATAAGTTTGCAAAGCTGTATCTTCTTTAACGATCTCAGCACTAAGATAATCATCACTAGGATTAATATATTTCAAGATCATTTTATTAGCAATGTTGGCACTACCAGCCATGCTCATTGATAGAGTGTTACTCATCACATCAGCATTAGTTAAAGTATCTATTACAGCTTGTGATTTAGTATCGATCTTGAATTTCCATTTACTTTCAGAATGAAAAACTTTGCCTCTGCAAGTTGCTAAAACATCAGCAATAATGGATTGAATGTT